GCGGACCTGCCGCCTCGCCCCCCAGTGCCACCGCACCCACCCCGCCTTCCGCGTCAGCGCATCCAGCAGACAATCATGCAGGATCTGCCAACCACCGTTAGCCGTAAATAACGCCCACCGACAATAATCCGTCGCCTGACGGCTCAACGTCGTCGCCAGCTGATCATCACCCAATATCTCCGATGACGCCGGCTCGAAACTCACCGGGTCCTCTACCGCCGTAAACACCCGCAGCAGGCTCGGCAGCATGCTCCGAATCGTGTCCCGCACTACCGTCATCACCAGCTGACTGCGACCCGCCTGCTCCGACCCATCCCCAAACGGCCGCCCCGCATAATACTGGCTCGCCGTCACTCGCTCCCTACTCAGCGCCTGGTCGTAATTCCGCGCATTCCCGAAATAATACCGAGCTACCTCCTCAAGCTCCCGATCACTCTTCCCAAGCCGCTCGTAGATAATCTCCTGCTGCCACCCAACCCCTTCCGGACGCACCGCCGGACGCAGACCCGCCGCATACGCCCGCAATCCTGTGGGAAGCGCAGCGTCACTGTCCTCAGGATCCGGCTCCTTCGGATTCTTCATCAAAAAAGCGAGCACCTGCTCGCTCCCAAGATTCAAACCCGTCGGCCGCATCAACCCAGGAGGAACCAACCCAGGCAGCTGCGGCAACGGCGGAGGACCAGGCGACATTGGCGGGGCACCCAGGGGCGAGCCCGCCGCCCCGCCAAGTCCCGGCAGCACCGGAAAGGACGATCCGGGCACGCCAGAACCGAAACCGCTCATTCCATCCCCGCTAATTCCATCCGCATCGCCGCCCCACCATGAAGCCCACTCGTCATCCCACTCCCAACCCCCAACCCCTGCTCCGCAAACGTCAGGTTCAACGCATCCGCAGCATCCGGCGACGGACGACCACGCGAACGCATCAGGCTCTTGCTCTCAACCTGAAGCCGACCATCCGAAAGAAATGAGTATCTCGGAGAGACGAGGTCATCCCGCAGCTGATCGTCTCTTGGGAGCCTTACAGATCTCGTCTCCAACCACTCCCGACACCTCACCCAAAGTTCGTCTCTCAGCCGACCATACCGCCCCGTCACACTCGGGCTCTCCGATACATTCAATCCCAACACCGGCAGGCTCTGCTCGTGCAAACGATCCACAACCCCCGCACCTATCCCAATCACGTCAACAACAATCAACGCAGGCTTCGCATTAATCGAAGCATCAAACTCCGCCTTCACCGCACCCGCTAACTGCATCGTATCCACATTCCGCCACCGACGAGGCATCTCAGTCACAACACTCCCGCGACGCTTCACCAGAACACTCGCATCCGTCCCAAACCTCGCAACGTCAACACCCCAAATCTCCGGAGCCGTCAAATCCAACGGCACGTCCCGCAACATCGCCGCATCAACGAGGCCCGCGCTGATCAGCGTGTCCGCATCGGCAACCGGAAACTCACCAAGCACGCGGACTCTGTAAGCGTTGGAATCGATGCCATACCGCTGCTCCAACTCCTCAACAAAAGCCTTGGATACGCGCGGACTATCCGCAGAACTCACCCGCATCGTAAACCAACGATCCCGCTCCATCATGTGACAACGCCAGAAAAAACCCGTCGAACGAGTCGGATTCCCAATCAACAGCGTAATCGCCCCAGGTGAGGACATGCTCCCACCCGCAGCCTCATACACCGCCTCGTCTATCCCACTCGCCTCGTCCGCAACCAACAACACATGCTGCGAATGCAATCCCGCCATCGCCTCGGGCGTATCGGATCTGCTCGTCCTCGCCGTGATGAAACACTCCTGGTCACCCTTCAGCGTAATATGATCCGACGTGATGTCCCATAACCGACGCCAATCCTTGGGAAGCAAATTGAACCACTTCACAAGCTCCGGCCATAACGCATCAAACAGCTGCGGAGCCGTCGGAGCAGTCACCGCAATCTTGAACGGAGCCCTCGTGTTAGCAAACCAAACCATGCTCCACGCCGCCAACGCAGTCTTCCCAACCCCGTGCCCACTCCGTATCGCTAGCCGCGTGTGCCCCCGAGCCAGAGCCCTCAAGGCGGTGAGCTGCCACTCATCCGGCTCAACTCCCAGCACCTCCCGAACAAATCCCGCAGGCGCCCGCCCATACCGCTCTATCGCTACCGCAAACGGATTCTCAGCTCCAGCTACTATCTCCCCCCACTCAGTCATCGCGGAGGTGACGCATCATGCGTCCGCTCAAACAACTTGAGCGCATTCGTCGCCGGACAATCCAACGTCAAATCCGCCGCCCCAAATAAAAATATCCACGCGTTGCACGGAGGAATGCCAGACGAACCCCCACCACAACCCGATACCAACGCCGCTAAAGCCACAAAAACCAAACTACGCACCCCCGTAACCACTCATGACAACGCACACGCACGCCGCATATACGCGATACCACCACTAACACTCACCAACTCCCACCCGCCCGCCCCACCCACATTCAACAGAGCCTCCTGCGCACGCCAGTCGTGGTCCGGTATCCGATGCACCGCATATTCCCACCGGGCGGTTATTGGGGCGCTAACAATGTCCGGCCGCGCTAAAATTTTCGCGGAGGGTGCGCACATGCGGGGACGGGTGTCGCCCGCTGAAGGGGGGGCGGGCCCCGGGGTCGGCTGCTGACCATGCCCGTGGCGGGCCTGGGAGGCACCGCCAGCGGCTTGCGCGACGGCTCGGCTCATATCCTCCACCCAGGCACGCAACCTGCCCTGCATCGCCTCTGAGGGCGGCGTGCGCATACTGAGGCGCCCCCGCGTCGTCGAGGACGTGTGCCCGATCGCTGCCGCCACGTCATCGATCGCCAGACCGAGCGCTTCCCTCGTGGCCCGCACCGCCTGGCGCAACTCGTCCCAGTTGCCAGCAATGACGGGCTTTTTCACGCGCTCACCGCCGCCCATCATGGGTAAATTCATGGGTAAAAGCGGATAAGTCATTGATATCATTGGCCGACAGGCAGAGTGCTCCTCTGGATGCCATGATTTGGCTCATTCCGACGGCTTCGGAGCGTCGAGCACGTTAGCTATTGGCTCACCGTCCGCCTGATGCTCGATCGTCGTCGGCGTCGCACCAGCAGCGTCAGCGAGCGCCGCCACGATCGCCGCCCTTGCTGCGGTCAAATGCATGCCGATGGCGTCGGCGTCGGCGCTGACCTCGAGCTGCTGCTTCGGGCGTCCCCAGCCGCGGTCGAGGAGCGCGATGGCTGCCGGGACGCGGTCGCGCGGACTGGTGCGCATGGCTCGGACGAGCGTTTCGACGCATTCCGGGGTGTGGATGCGGCAGAGCGCGGCGACGTCTTGATCGGCCGGCGGGCGCCCTTTTGGGTTTCCGGACTGGCCTTTTACCCAGTGCGGTTTGAGGTGGCTGTTGCGGCGTTTGCTAGCACCCGATTGCGTTTCGGTGGCAGACATAGCAGTGACTATGGCCTAAAGTGTCCGGAAATCATACACCCATTTGCCGGGCCTGTGAGGCCCGTACAGCGGCCTATGGTGTATGGGGGCCATTATATCCCGGCCAACCTCCAGACTGGCCTGTAGCCTCATCTGGAGGCTCCTGTGAGGCGTTTGGCTCCGTTGGGTAGCGGGTTGACGACATCGAGTTGGGCTGGGGAGAGGTGTCGCGGTCCTGGGTCGCGGCTGGGGGTGAGCGTGCGGTCGGCATCGTTTGCCTGCAGGAGCGCGGTGATTTCTGCGACGCGTTGGCGAACGTAGGCTCGCTCGTCGTCGGTTGGTGGTTGTCGTTCTGGCTCGGCGTAACGCTGCGTCGGTGGTGGCAGTGCGTTGGCGATCGGGCGGTTATCTCGCCACCATGCTCGGAGATGAGCGACGACCTCGGCGTAAGCGGGGAAGAATTTGCATTGGGCTGCGACGTGGTGGAGGGAGGCTTGGCAGAAAGCTGCTGGGTGGAAGTTATCGACGAGCATGGGGACGTAAGCGGCGAGTTTCATCTCGGCATCTTTGGCTGTGACGTGTCCTCCTCCGGTTAGGACGCCGAGTGCGATGGTCCATTCGCGGACGGTTTCGTGAGGGGCTCGTTTGGTTGCGATGCGCATTAGGTTTCGGTTTGTTTGGCGAGAGTGGTCCAGCCGTTGTCTGGCTTCTGCCCTGGGCGAGCGAATTTAGGTTTGGGGGGTTTAGGGGGTACTCCCTCCTTCCTCCTTCCTCCTTCCTCTGTACGACCATTTCCCCCCTCGTTCGGAGCATGTTCCCCATTTTTGCGGGTCATACCGTTGAAAGTCCTGAGTGAATTCGGCAAAGGGTAAACGTTGTTAGGTCGTTTCGGTCGTTGGAAAATTACAAAATTCCGCACTACGCCGTATCTCCGGTCGTCGGTTTCGTAGCCCCGAATCAGGTCAGCCCGCTCCAACTCCTCGAGCAGCGGAACGACGTTCATAGGGTCGGCCGGGAAGATGCGCATCCGCAGGCCGACCGGCTTCCACTCGAACACCCCCTTATCGTCGCACTGGTTCCACAAGCCGATGAAAAACAGGCGCGCGTCACGCGACACGGACGCGACTGCCTCATCGGTCCAGAAGCCGGGATGAATGCTCCGAATGCGGGGCACTCAATCAGCCGGTCATGCGGGCGGCTCGGGGGTGCCGGCGGCAGCCGCTGCTACCCTCCGCCAGCCGCTGCGTCGGGGCTTGCCGTCAAGGTGGATGCGGCGAAGTTTGATCCTAACCTGCTGGTCGCCCTTTCCGGCGACGGCGTAGGTATCTATCAGCGGGCTGCCGATCCACCTTGGAAGCTCGGTGATTAAATCGACGCGCTGAGCCTGCCTATGCCCGTGGCGCGGATCGTTGCTCTGAATCCAATCCCCGGCCGTCAAGGGTCGCGCAGCGGGAGAGCCGTTCAAATCGTCAGCCATTTTTCGCCCCCTGGCGCTCGGCGATGGCGCGAACCTTCGCTCCCGTTGAATAGTCGCTGCCATTGTCGAAATAGTCAGCGAGCGCGTTTCCCATCGCCGCCACGTCCGCGCGCAACTGCGCCACCTTGGCGACGAGGTCGGCGCCAACGGCCGCCCCAGCGTGGTAGTTGTTCCGGCACGCCTCGCGCATTTCTTCGCGGGTGTAAGCGCAATGCTGCATTCTGAAAGAAACCCCGGAATGCGGAACGCACGAGGCATACATTGGAGAAAATCCGCGCCGCCCTGCGGGACGCGACAATACACGCCGCACCGGAATACGTTCCAGCACACGCCGCAGCCGCTCGTTGTCGGCGCGCAGGGCCTCGTTTTCCACATTGGCTTGGTCCTTCGGCGCGAGGGCGGCGCGGATGCGATCGTGCTTTTCGTAGCCAAGGCCGCCCAATTTATCGAGCCAACGCAGAACGTCAGCCAAGCGCTCCACCTCGGCGCGCAGTGCGTCGCGCTCAACTTTTGTGGCGCGCGCCTCTTGCTCAGGTAACAACGGCCCGTGGATCACGTAGCCCAGAAAAGCGTTGTCGCGCTTTAGGGCATCGCGCTCGGCCCGTAGTGCCGCCAGATCACCGATCTCGTTAGCCATTGCGCGGCTCCTTCGTGATGGTGCTCGCCGCGTCCACGGCGGCGGCGAGGTCGTGGGGCGAATAGCCGGTC